GCTTTTAGCTTTTAAATACCCATTTTCTCCAGCTTCGTCTGAATCAAAACAAATAGCGATGCAGTTTGTTATGGATTTTAGCGTGTCAACTTGCTTTGCAGAAATTGAGCAACCATAGGAAGCTACGCAATTTTTCACTCCAAACTCCCACATTCTCCATAGATCAAAAGGCCCTTCGACTACAACGGCAAAACCAACTCTTTTGATATAATTGCATGCTTCATGTAGATTGTAAAGCTCAACACTTTTATTCAAGCCTTTTGGGTAGTGTCTCCATTTGCTGAAAAGGCCTGCAAACTTTGGATCTAATTTGAACCAATCGGGATGGTAAGCTCCACTGGATTCGCATTTTTTATAAATGCTACGGCCTGTAAAACCTATGAGAAGTCCATCTTTGTTTCGTATAGGTATCATCAGCCTGTGGTGATACATCTTAGAACTTTTATCTGTCACACCACATTGAAAATGCTCTAAAGTATTTCGTTCAAAGCCCCTGTCTTCTATAGATGAGAAGTTTTGTATGAGCTTATCTAAATTCTTTTCGTCTATTGGATCGTTGGATTGCTTGTTCTCGATATTTCTTTCTGAAGGAACATAGCCGGCTGAAATTTGTGGATCGTCTATTACAGAACGCGCCCAATCTACAGCTTCTTTGAAAGAGCATTTCTTGACCGCTTTTATCAGTCCTAGTATGTCGTTTCCGTGTTTGTTATGGCAACCGTGAGTGAAGCAAGACCAACAGCATTTAGCCCTGTCGTAAGAAAAGGCTAGAGGATTGTCTCCTTCATGGATAGGACAAGACTGCTGAATTCCTTTGTTAGTTATGTTGGAAAACCCTAGCTTCTCTAAGATGAGGCCGTCAAAAGAGCAAATGATCTTTTTGTCTTCAGAAGTCAAACTCATCTTCATCTTCCACGTCGTTGTCGTTATTTTGATCTAGCACTTCAAAGTTAAATTTGCCTTCAGTAAACTTGGACTGGTCCATATTAGATATGATGTTTATGTACTCAGAAGATGAATCCATACCCTTTCCATATCTTGTTTCTATGACTACCATTTTCCGATCGCCGTTAGCCTTACTGTCACCTGCGGCTATATCTTCGTCGGTTTTCTTCTTTAGATAAGCCAAACTAGAGCAAAGCCAAAGAATTCTATCGCTTCCTGACACAACGCTGGTATCTTCCTTATTAATACCGTCTCTATTTAGCTGGACAGTTGCAAGAACAGGTACATCGTTCTTAACAGCAAAATTATGAAGCTTTGTTATGAAATCGCCTAGGTATTGATACTCTTGAAAATCTCCAAGCTCTGCCAAGTCCATAGTCTTGAGATAATCAAGAACTATGAGGCAGTCCTTTGACGAACCATCTTTATTCTTTCCAACAACGCTAGATAGCCATCTTCTACAAACGGAGAATATCTCCTGAGGCTTCATTCCAGCCACGCTTATGTGATAAAAGGGCTTTGTTGAAAATTCTTTCACAGCCTCCTTAAGCATAAGGGCGTGTCTTTCATTTGACCCAAAGGCTCCTGTTTCGATATCTTTTTGAGGCACTCCAGAGCAAAGAGAGGCCCACTTAATAGATTGGGTCTCTTTTTTCATCTCTGTATCCAAGTACAACACAGGAATATTCGCGTAAGAAACATTCTTAGCGATGTTGAGGCAGAATGTACTTTTTCCAACCTTAGGTCTAGCGCCAACAACATTCACGGTTCCTCTTCTGAAACCTCCTCCTATGCATTCATCGTATCTTGGAAAACCTGTTGGTATTCCAACCATAGTGATTGGATTTTTTGCAACATAGTCTAAGTGCTCTATGGCAAATTCACTTATGTTGGTAAAATCGTTTTCTCTTTTGATTTCAGGAATAAAATTAAAGATAGACTCTTCTACGGAAGAGATTAGATCTACGACATCTTCGTCGCCTTTTGCGCTAGCCACTATTGAGTGCGCGTCTCGTATCTTCTTTGACAGCTTCCTTATTATGTGCCAATATTTGATGCGCTTTGCTGATATTTGCACTTCTGAAATAGAAACATCGCTGTCTTTGCAGCTTTGAACTATCTCAGAGAAAAGTTCTTTATTCACATCATTCCAAAAACCTGAATTTCTAGCGGCAGCAATTACAGCCTCTGGACTGAGTGAATCGGCCGTTTCTTTTTCATATATGGCTTGGATAGTCTTAAAAACAAGACCATAATTGCCATCACTGAAATACTCAGGATCCAAGTCGGTTAGATAACTATAAAACCCTGGAGATCCAGAGTTCATAGCGTATTTAATGACTGAAAGTTCTGATTCTAAATCAGACTTATTTTGAGCGGCAGTTGTTACACTTTGCTTTTGCATTGGCGCCTGATTCTAGTTGCCCAACGGGATATTCTTTATTAAAGTCGAAGGTTCTTCCGCAAGAGCCGCAATCAACCATTTTTGGACGATAAGGTTCTCTAGAAGACTTTTTTCTCTTGGAAATCTTCTTCATAGCCTCGCTGTAGTTAGGCATACTGTCTTCTGGAAGTTCAAACTCTTTGCTTGATATGAACTGCATGCCTCCTGAAGAAGCGGGCTTTTGAACGTCTTCGGTAATAGTTTCCTCTACTGAAAGGTCTTCATCTATTGCTATTGATTTAAGTATCTCAATAGCCTTGTTGACTTTTTCTAGATCAAAGGACGGCTTTGGGTTTTCAGATTGAACTAAAGTTTGAGGAGCTTTTTCGCTAAAAATATATTCGTAAAACTCCCTTACTAAGGACATATCGTTTGTTATGATGGCTTTTTGTAGTTGTGCTTTTTTATCTGTCATGGAATGACCCTCTCTTTTCGATAGCCAAGGACTTCATGGCGTTAGCCAAGAACTCGACCTTTCTGTCTATATCCTCAAGCATAGTGACCCTAGAAGCAAACTGTATTCTAGTTGACTCTAATTCTTTTGCGACAGGATCGTTTCTCTTTATGATCAAACTCTTTTCTCCTATGCCATAGCCGCTTGTGTTTGTGGCTTCTCGGCCAATGATGCTGTCTATATTAGCCTCGCACCAATTATGGGCAGAACGCATCTTATTTATCTCTGTCTTTATGAATAGAGCATATTGAGCAAGCCTAACGCAATTTATGGAAAGCTCTTCACCACCCATAGTCTTTAAATCGCCTCTGCTTAGGTTTATGATGTTGTCTATCTCTTCAGGTACTGTAAAGTTCAGCCTTACAGATCCCTGCATTTCGTTTATCTTGTCAATTATCCTAGACTTTACCGATGACTTGTCTTCAGATGTAGAAGTGCTTGTTTGCATCTTTTGTTGTCCTTAGCTCTAAAAGCCTGATGCCATTAAGTTCGCAAAAGAACCTTTTGGTTTCATCCCTTTGCTTTTGTTCTTCAAACTCAGCATTCGACTTATGAAAGTAAGGATTCATTTCGTCATGCTGCTCTCCTTGTACTTCCACGGCTATCTTTCTGTGTGGAATATAAAAGTCTATTGACAGCCTGGTTTCAGGAATAGTCACATCCTCAAGAACAGGATCCAAAGGAAATCTCTGTCTTATTATCTTTCCTATTTCGTGCTGTATCTTTGATCTGCAAGTTGAGGCAGACTTCATTGGCCATGAACTTTCTCGCAAATCCCAAGTTATTATCTTGGTTGGATCGTTCACAGATTTGACTTTCATTTTTTCTTGCTCTTCTTTGAGTTTTCGATTATATCCTTAACTGTTACGTCCAGCTCTCTGTGATAAAGATACCAATCGTCTGAAATTGACTTATTGAATTTCTCTAGGTCTTGTAACGTAGGCTTGGCTTCTTCTAGTCCAAAAGCTAAAGTATAGACTGCATCTGCGTCATTAAACTCAGATAGAATGTCTTCCACGGAAGCGTTTTTCCAAACAGGAAATGTAAAGGAAAGTCTTACCATTTTCACATCGTCAACTGTGAACTCGTCGCTTTGTGACTGCTTGCTTGTTTCTATTTTTTTAAATTTCATGTTATCCCTTTTAGATCGCCATTGTTCTGATTTGTTCATAGATATCCTTATTTAGCTGTTCATTTTTCCTCAAGTAATCTATTACGTTCATTTGCCCTTGGAGCTTTTCTTTTACTCCGGGCACAGTATACCAAGCGCCAGACTTTGATATGATACCAAACTCGCATGCTAGGTTAAATAGATCCATTGTCTCGTCCACGCCTTTGCCGTATATAATCGGGATTGATACGTCCGCACCTGGTGAGCCAAGTGCTGATGCCACTATGTAGAAATGAGCATTTTGTCCTATAGTCTTGCTATTGGTATCTTCTATGTCCTGCTTCCATCCGCCTTCAAGCCAAACCGAAGCTCCGTATTGAGGAGCATTGCCACCTACGCCATAGCTCTTTTTGCCAGGCCCAGGATTCGGGTTTGCAATCATATGAGTCAAAGCTATGAATGTGCTCTTGGTTACAGGAAGTATTTGGCTGACGCGCCTAAACATTTTGTACATTAAGCTAGCTGTACCAGCCATCTTTACGCCATCGCCTATGTTGGAAGACAGCTCTGCTTCAGGGCAAAGAGCGGCGATTGAGTCAAGTATGCAAATGCACTTGGGATAGTCTTTTAGAGTGGTATACAGAAGATTTAGGAAGTCTTCGGCGCTGAGAATTTTGTTCTCATTGGATCTAACTATAGCTACATTTTCTCTGTTAAGATCGGGGAAGCAGTCTAGAAGCTCTGTTCTCAGGCGGCCTTCTACATCGAAAAAGAAAGCCTTCTTAGTTGGATCTTCTCTGTGACACTGCTGAACATAGTGAAGAGCAAGTGTTGTCTTGCCAACCTTAGGCTTTCCACTCATCAAAACGCTTGATCCCTCAGGTATTCCTCCTGAAAGCGCTATATCTAAAGATAGCGTCGTCTTAAATGTTCTGCCTTGCTCCTCCTTGAGAGAGGTTACGGGTATCAAGAAGTTCTCTAGGGTTAAGTCTGTTTTGCTCATATAATTGATGATCCTTTTGATTCCCTGAAGAATGTCTGTTCTTTGGGGATCACTATTTTCTTTACTTCCTTTTTATCAGATCTTCTTTCCAATTCTCTTTGGAACAGATTGTAAACTACTGTTTTTTGCTTGTCCAAAGGAAGGAATCTGAACGTTATTATTCCTCGCTCCTTCACGTATTCTAGCACGTTTGATTGATCGAAGATGTGCAATAGGTTTTTAACATAAGATATTTCCAAAGAGTATTCCTCTCCAAGCTGTTTAAGCTCGGGATAATCTTTGCAAATAGACTTGCGCCAAAAAGGAACCAGAGGTCTTGTTATATTGGCCCCTGATTTAGCTCTCCATTTGATTTTGTTGTCTATTATTGTTTCTGTGATCAAAGCTTCGATAGGAATCTTTAGCTTTGGAACGAATATGCTGTCGAAATCTTTGGTATTAGTGTCTGTTGGCATTTCTCAAATTCTCGTATGTCAAGCTCTACAGGGTCTAGATTTTCGTCATACCAAGTTATCCTAACGGTATTGGACTGACCATCATGATAGCCAATACCATACTCTTCTTTTGATGCATGTTCTCCAAGAGTCAGTCTTGATCTTCTTGAGAAAAAGAAATGACTTGAGCTTTCACCCATTATCACTTCTTTTACTATTCTATTTTCGCTTATTATGGCGAGTCTTATATTTTTAGGCCTATCTATCAATGACTCTTGAGTCTTGCGCCAAACAGAAATATCGCCAGGCTTTTGTACGTTGTCGTGGATCATTTCTCCGCCACCCAACGTCAATATCCAAACTATTCTTAGATTTGAATTTATGTATTCGTTCATGCGCTGCCGGCTCTAAAAGCGTCTGCTTTTTCAGACTGTCCTTTCGTTCTGACCACAGAGCCATTAGAAGGATTATCTTCGCCAGTTGGCGCTAGATAAGGTTTTGACTTTGGCTTGTCAATCATTTCAAAATAGTCATCGATAATCACAGCCAATTTTGCAGATAAAAGCTCTGCGTCTTCAGTCTTGCAGTTGTCTAAGACGGCACTAAACACGGCTTTTTTAAGCTTTAAAACTTTATTTTTTTGCATATTATCTCTTCGCAAAAAGCTCTGCCTTTGTTAGCATATAGCTATTTCTTGTCTTAAGATACTCTATATAAGAGTCGTAGCAATCCTTTGATACATCTTGGAAATCAAATTCCAGCTCTGTTCTGATTACGCTTTTTTGATCTATCTTGTCTACTATTGGATTGTAGAGTCTTCTTTGTCTTTTGGAAGCTCTTATCAAGAACTTGGTCGATCCGCTTGTTGAGACGGATTTAGCAGCAGCTAAAGATTCGCTATTTGTAACAGCTCCTGTCTCTGTGACAAGATTTACACTGACGTCTTTTTCTGCCCGCATTTCATCTGCATTGCTTATAAATTTCATATTGATTTCACTATCACCCGATGATTTGTGGTTTTGCCTTTATCTTCGGTCATTACTTTGATTATAGCAGTCTTTTGGGTAGCAGTTTCAATTGGGCTGCAGTATATGTCGCCAATTATCTCATGCTTTCCACTGGTTTGAGAGTTGAAATTACTCCATTTCGCTTGAACAGTATTCTTTTTATCTGAGTCCATGATTATAATTTCTAACATCTTTTTGCCAGTTTCATCGCAAAATAATGTAGCCATGTTTGCTTCGAATTCTTCTTTTTCTATTTTTTCAAATTTAATGCTCATATCTTTTTTTCTCCTGTCATAATATAGTGGGTTTTCTGAGCAGGCGTCATTTTTGCTATGTCCTTTGCGTGCTCTTTCTTTTTTCTAATTTCTTTTCTTTTTGTGTCCCAACTTAAAGTGGACTTAGGAATCTTTCCTTCCTTTACTAGCCGTTCCGTGTTAGCATCGGCCAAATCCCCAATTGTTTTTGGTTGATTTGAATCGATCACAGCACCAATTCCTGCATAGTCTCTGCAATACTCCCCAAGACAGTCGTTTTTAGGACAAACTGTCGGTTTATCATCCGACATCTTTAAAAAGAGTTCCTCAGAATGACCGCATTTTTTGCAGTAGAATGGATAGATTGGCATTATTTAACTCGGATATATTTCTTGTACTTTGGTATTTCTTTAAACTCATCAGAAGATGAAGTCATATAGAAATCTCCCTCTCTAGTAAGCCTTCCCTTCTTTACGTGCTCTTCACATAAAACAACTGAAAAAAGCTCGTCTGAGGTATATAGATCTGTTTTGGTAATTCTTACCTTTTTGTCTATGGAAAAGTCTAGGTCTTTATCTTCGTTCCTATGCGAAAGGCTTGCTAGAAGGCAAGCTCTTTTTTGCATGTCGTCCGTCTTTTGATCGTAAATCGCTATGTCAAGCTCCAGTCCAGAATAAAAAGCTGAGTAAAGTCTTAGAAGCTCTTCCTTAAATTTTATTACATATTTTTCTGCACTGAGACTCATGGTGATTTATACACTATTTGGTTCCGGTGGATCCAAAACCTCCGACCGATCTTTCTGTTGTAGATATATCTTCCACTAGTTTTAGATCAGCCTTTTCATATTCGCACAATACTCCTTGCGCAATTCTATCACCCTCATTTATTCTATATGCATACGGTCCTAAATTGCATATAATAACACCGACTTCTCCTCTATAGTCTGAATCTATAGTGCCTGGCGCATTAAGAACAAATACATGATTCTTTAATGCAAGACCGCTTCTAGATCTTATTTGAAGTTCATACCCATTAGGGATCTCTAGGGCTATACCAGTCCTTACTAATCTTACATCGCCTGGTAATAGTTCGTAGTTTCCGCAAGCGTAAAAATCCATGCCTGCTGAACCGTCAGTTGCATACACCGGTAGTTTTTTTAGATTGTTGTTTTCTAAAAACTTAATCTTTACTTCTGTATTTTTTGACATGTTTTCCTCAATTAGATAAATCTACAACTTCACATGAGTCGCCAGAACAAGCGAAAGTCTGAGTTCCCTTTGTGCTATCGTCTACTTCATATTCTGAAAGCTTTGTCCAATCTACATTCTTTGGCATTTTTGCTAATAAAGCTTCATATTGATCTTTTGTGCAGTCTTGATACGGTGCCTGCTTATAGCTGTGGTCTGAATGAGGAAGGAATGAAATTCCTGATATTTCGTCAAAATGACCGTAAACCCAAGCGCCTACATCCATCCACTCGTGCTCCTTTACGGTTATAGTGACAGAAGGCTTGTGTTCGCACCATAAGCGTTGATACGCCAACCAAAGCTCTAACTGTTCAATTGCGTTCATATCATTTCTAGTCACGCACCCGTCTGGAGACTTGACAGGGAATGAAAAAACCATAGTGTGATCAGGTTTCATAACGCATGGCTCATGTGGAAAACCGGCGTCAACCATCAGCTTACAAAGCGGATCTTTCTTGTCTGCGCGAACAGTTCTGATGTAGAATTGGTTGTGTCTTGCATGTATGCCTGAAGCCGCATCAACCAGCTGAGACACAGTTCCTGAAGGCTTAACGCAGGTTATTGCCGCAGCAGAGTTGATGCCTATTTCTTTTGCAAACCATTCATTTGTATTTACAGCTACGTTCTTAAGTTCAGGAAGCGCTTTTTCAATCCACTTGAGGTCACGCATCATTTGGTTATCTGTTATACCTGTAAGCGAAACTCCTAGCAAGGCTTCTTCTTCGCAATTCTTCTTCCAGCTAGTTGAAAGGTATGGAAAATATGTTAAAGAGGCTTGGAATGTTCCAAGTATAGCTGCTAGCCTAACCTTTCTAGAGAGACTGTTGTAGTCGTCTTCAGGTCGGACAACAACCTCTGTGAGATTGCAGAATTCCTTGTCTCTTAGAATGATCTCAGAGCATGGGTTCGTTCCAAATTCATGAGAGCTGTCTCTTCTATCGCCAAGCTTAGACACTGTCTTCTTGCAGGCGTCTCTATTAAATAGGCCTCGCTCTCCGCTCTTACTCTTGTACAAGGCAAGCCACTCCTCCATGAAGGTGCCTATCTCCGGCTTTTCCTTGTATGCGACGGAGTTATTTGCTAATGCTCTTTGTGGGTTTTCGTGCCACCAAGCGCCACTCTTGGCATCTCGCATTCTTTCGTCCGTGAGGTTACTGAGTGATATAAGAGCGGATCGTCTAACACCTCCGACCACGACAATTTCCGCAACCTTACAAACGATGTCATGACACTCAATTGAAGTAAGTTTTCGGCCAGCAGCCTTTTTAAAAGTTTCAGTTGTAAACCTGAACAGGTCATCAAGCGGCTCTGGGCCTGAGGCCCGCCCGCCAAAAGTCTTAAGTCTCGCTCCTGCAGGACGAATCTTACTAACGTCCCATTTCGGAATTTGCCCACCAATAAGTAAAGAGATGAGTTCTCTGAAAGCTCTAGCCCATCCCGCCTTGCTGTCTTGAACAATGATAGTTGTGTCCGAAGGACTAAATGTCTCAGCAATCGTAGGAAGCTTTTCAACATATTGTCTTTCTACACTAAACCCAACTCCAGTTCCACACATCAGAACGTACAGTATTTCATCAAATGCTTTTACATTGTTGACTGCAACATACGAGCAGTTATATCCTGCCGTATTATCTCTCTTAAGAGCTTCTCCTGCTGTCATAAGAGCGCGCATACTAGGCATGATCTCTAGATTAAGAATAGCCTGCTTAAGCTCCTTTTCTAATTCTGATGTTAAAATAAACTTATGCTTTTCAGAAAGATGCTCCTTGAAAAACTTAAAGTACCTATCAACTGTTTCTTCCCAAGTTTCTCGGCGTTTTTCTTCGGACAACCAACGTGAATACCTACTTAGATGAATAAACTGCTGATACTGTGTTGGCAATTGATTTGACATGGTGACTCTATTATAGCGTTACGCTTTTGTTTGGATTCAGCACCGATTCATATTCCCGCATAATTCTCGCTGCGAAATTTTTACCAGAATATTTCAAATAGTTTTGATAGTTTGCAAGCCCAATTTTTTGCCTTTCAGAAGGGCTTAGATTTATCATTTTCTCTGTTTTTGCTATCATGTCTGCAACGCCATCTGCAAGCCAATCGTCTGTATCAAAGAACTCCTTAACTGCGTCTAGTTTATAGCTTATAATAGGCTTTGCTGCAGCCATAGCTTCCAGTGCTGAAAAACAAAAGACTTCTGATGAAGTGGGGTAATGCCAAATATCCGTGGTTTCTATTATGGCTTTTACTTTTTCGTCAGTCAAGTTTGAAACCACTGCGAGGTTTTGAATTGACGCTTCTTGTTTAGTGCGAACTATACTTTCGTATTCTTTTGGGTCTTGTATCTCGCCAGCAACAACCCAATTGTTATTTTTAAAAATTGAAGCCGCGTAAACTGTGTGGCTTATTAATTTTGATGGGCAAAAGGCAGAAACTCTAGAAAGCGTCGGTGTTTTTTTCTGCTCTCTGTGAGCAAAATAATAATCATATCCAGGTCTGACAACAACCCCATTGTATTTAAGTCCTGTATAAGACTGTCCGTACTCAGATTGAAAAAATATCTTGTCAAAGATAAGATGGTCAAATCCAATTTTTTGATTGCAAAGAACTGTTAAAAACTTCTTAGTCCTAGGTGGAAGCCTGCTGAAGTAGCTCGGATTTTGTGAACCTGGAATGAATATATGGACTATATCTGGATCAAATCTTAGGATTGATTCGTCTAAATCTTTTTCGTAATCAAAACCGATTGAATTTAAAATAAAAGCCTCTCCTAGCTTTGAGAAGGCTTCACGGAACTCGCCGTCCCAAAACCCATAAAATTGCATTTGATGTTCTTTAGAGAATTCCTTCGCTAAAGCGTAAGCCGTTTTTGTGGATCCCCCGAAGTTGTAAAAGTTATTAATGAATGCTATGCGCATGTGTATATTTTAGTATGAAATCTCGTGACACATTAGGATTAAAACACGCTTTAAACAAGGTAGCAGCAGATGATACTACATCTTGGTTGCTTTGGCTAGGAGGAACTACTATAAGCGCCGCTCTTATCAAGCTTCTAGTTGACAGATATAATTCCTGCGCTAAAGCTATAGCAGATCTTTTGAAGCAAGAAAAAATTACTATAGACACCTTAAAGCAGCTTTTTGAGCTTTGGCATCAATATAACTGTAATATGAGGTCGGGTTCTCCTAGCAATATTCTAAGAGGCGACGCTAGAAAGGTCCGAAGATTACTTGAAAAAATAGCAAAACTAAGCAACTGCACTCCAGAAGCTTCCATGTTGGCGTTAAAGCATATTCTAGGTAATGCGTTAACCCCAGGCATGGAACAAGATTTAAGGGATGCTATAGGTAGATATTTAAATGCAGAAACTGCAGCAAATGCCGCCTTAATAGCCGCTGCTATAGGAGCTGTTTATACTGGCGCTCAGTGCTTGGTAAGCGAGTGTGTAAAAATTGTCATTTACACGCAGTATTTAAAGCAAAAATTCCCGGGCGTTGAGTTGGCTGAAGATGTATTAGAAGGTATAGCGTATTTGATTGCTGCAATAATTGCCATAAAAGCATTAATAGCTACATCTCCAGGCACTGCAGCGGCAGCGGGATTAACCGCTTTGTTAGCCACGTATCAAACAGCTTTGGCGAATGATCTTGAATCTGCAGGCTTGGTCAAGCCGGGACAATCACTAAATCTTATGCAAGAGATTTTGGTTGAGGCAGAACAACAAGAGTGCCAAGGAGATACCATTGAAGAAGCTCCTAATGACAATCCTGCCCCAGACAGAGAAGGCCCTCCGCCTTCGGGAAATTTTGTTGGGGAAATGGAAAAAGGCAATGACATTAGAGGAGTCGATTGATGGGTTTAAGATTAAAATTAAACAACCTAGCTAAAGCTATCAGCTACGACACCGCACCAAACCCACCTTGCAATAAGTTTTGTTCTGACTTAGAAGACTGTCAAAACAACAGAACAGTTTGCCTATACAGGCGAGGCCATCACATATTCCATTGGAGCGATATAATCGCAAGAAGAAACGAGTGTTCGTGCCCTTCGGCTATTTATGAAGATAATCCCAAGAAATACAAGGTGCACTAATGATAGATAAAACTAAGTTCAACAAATTATTCAACGCTATAGCCGACGTAAGTGTAAATTTTACTTTTGCTTCAGGACCTTTTCCGGCTAGAAAGGCTTGCGCCGTATGTCCGTCTCCAAGCGGCGGAATGTTAGTAGCAAGACCTGCTAACTTCTTTGTTTCACCTGCTACTTCTGGATGCCCAAGCCCAGCTAGAAGATGGAATGCGAGTCGTCAGATTCCAGCGGTTGGATCTGGACAAGCAGATTGGGTTACTTGCATTATGTCCACAGGAGGCGGAAACTCTATACCTGTTCCACAGCTTTGGTATATAAGAACGGACGGTTCGGCGCCCAATCAAAGCAACGCGCCAGCTAATTATTGGGTTGAGGTTAGAAACATTGGATATGGTTACTGATAAATTAAGTGCCAGCATTGACACCTAATGCCAACTGGGCAATAAGCGAATTAGAATCATATAGAGAATTTTGACATAAGCCATAACTAAAACCGTAACCTAGATCAACTAGGTTACTGTTTTTTATAAGATGCTCACTTTTACACCAGCCTGCTATGGTGTAGCTTGGTCTTTCTCCTATAACTAAAACATACAGATCGGAGTCAGATATCTTTTTTGTCTTAGCAGCTAGCAATTTTCCGCCCTTGTATCTAGTCGTCTTTACATCAACACGTATGCCATTCATAAGAATGTCATAACCGCCACTTCTTGTATTGATCGACATATCTGGATATAGATTCATTGCTTTGCAAAATGCAAATTCGCCGCAGATACCCTCAAGATCAGTCTCCTCAACGCTCTGTGGTCCTATTTTTTTATCTGAAACAGAGGCGACTCTATTATTTTGGTAACGGCTTTTACCAAGCCACTCACATATCTTAAGCTCTGACTCTGTAAGAGTTACTTTCATTTTACCTTTAAGTAGCTAGCCTTATTCTTATAAGCACCATATTTTATCAGCTCAAACCCATTTTCATAAAGATAATTTTCTACGACGCTGTGATTATATGCAGGCAAATCATCGTAAACAAAAACGGATCCCAATGATGAACGCTCAACGAAAAACTTGGTTTCTTCTAGAACTGGATCGGTAGTGTGAGGTCCGTCAAAGAAAACTAGAGCATATTTATTTTCTATCTTTTTACTATTTTGATAAAACGGAACTCCGTCGCCAAATCTTTTCATGAACTCTGTGTCTTCCAGAGTCATGAATATGATATTCACGTCTAAACTTTCAACAAAATTGCATATATCAGCTGTCGCTTGATAACGCATTGTATTTGTATAATCTAATTTTACGCTCTTATTGTGCTCTCCGGCGTCGTATTCTATATTTCCATATGGATCTATCGACAAAATATTTCTTCCTACGTCATTATTTGATAGTAATCCTTGAACTATATACTGAATGCTTCCGCCTCTTCGAGTTCCTATCTCACATATAGCACCATCTACGTTTTTTATCATTTTTGATGCTTCAAAAAGTATATCGTAATCAAGACTGTCTGTTTCTAGAATTTGATACATTTTTTTATCCTTTAATCTTTATGAATACACAGAAGGCCTCTATCACACCTCTCTGAGGTCTTAGAATTTTTATTGAAAAGCATATAGTTTAATTTTGAGTTTTGGCACTCTTTTAATATGTTGTTTAGATTAGGAAAGCTTCTATTAGTAACGTCGTGATATAACAAATAACCACCTGCGTTAAGAAGATTTTTGTATACGTACCAAAACCATTTATCCGTGTTGTTGTGGTCTGCGTCGCTAAAAATAAAATCGTAACGATTTTTAGTTGAAAACACGTACTCTAATTCACTCATATTAATTAGGTTAACTAGTTTTGAGTATTTAGCTGATGCCTCGACTGGTGTTTTAAAATTAAAATCATACCAATTATCTACTACATCTATCTTTGGACTATTTTGATTAACCATCGCAGCCTTTATTATTAAGTCAGTAGTATAACCAGAGCCAATACCAAGCTCTAATATTGACTCCGGCTTTGATGCAGTAACAAGGCCTAGTACATAGATTCCGTGAGCTTCATCTATTTTTACGACTTCGTTTTCTCCAAAGCCTTTACCCATAAAATCAGTTGCTTTATTTAGCATTTAATATTTCTCCTATTATTTTGCTTATATGTTTTTCAGAAAGACTGCTGATGTTTGGGTCTCTTATATCGTATCCAAAGCTTAACACCCCAACGTTTTCGTTAACTATCAAATTACATCCACACAAAGCAGCCTCCACAACAGTCCTTGCTGAAGGCTCTTGCCATCGTGGAATATGAACAAACTTTACCGTTCTGTTGTATACCTCAGCCATTTCTATGGGAGTCTTTTCACCTAAATATTTTATGGACTTGGGTAATGTATTTACAATAGGTGTTCTTCTTCCAACTATATGAAGACCTTTATCGCCAAACATATCTATGACTTCATCAAGACCCTTAAAAGAGTTTAAAGCTCCAGCGAAAAGATAAGGTATATCTCTTTCTTGATCTTTATTCTTGAATATATCTGTGTTTATGGGCTGGAAAAAATTGTAAATTCGAGGAGGGTGTTTGCCTAAGAATCTAGAGAATTCTGCTGCGTGTAATGGACTCAGAAATATATTAACGGCCGCTCCATTCATTAGATAGTTCATATACTCTGACAATTTATTTTTGGCGTAGTCGCCACCATTGACTCTTCCTCCTAGGCCGTATGGAGCAGGAGTACAGCCTGTATAAGCGCACTCAAGAACAACATAGTTTTTAGCTCTTAGGAAGGCCTCGTAGTGAGGGTTTTTAAACCATTCAGAGCCTTGGGGGTCATTAAATATGTCAGCATATAGAACCGCGTCGAATTCACTTGGTTCAATCCAAGTGTCTTTTGGAGTTATTATTGTTGTTTGACAATCGTTTGCCTCAAAAGCTTCAATCACAGAGTTTATAGCAGCAAAACCGCCCGACAGATGACTATCGGGCTTTTTTGGATTTATAATAGTGTATACGGCTAATTTTTTCACAAGCTATTATAGCTTGCAGCCTATCCTATTTATTTATTCTATATAAGATCCTTGTCTTGTCGGCAAGGTTACTCGGTGTAGAACAACAGTTACAACTAGACCTGCTATACCGGTGAGGGTTCCACCGAAATCAATCGCTAAAGATTGTCCTTTAGCAATCTTTCTGTTGGCTTGGGTGGTGCTTAAAGTGCCCGAGGCATTAGTGTCTGCAGATCCCGCTATTGAAATAGCTGAAGCCAAGACGCTAGTTCCAGCGCTGATAGCCTCTCCATTGTCGCAAACCTTGATGTCTACAGTTCCAGAGCTTGACGCGGTTGTGAACTTCGCGGTAATTGAGTCTACTACGTAGCTGTAGTTTGCAATTATTAAGTGCGAATCAACACAGTTTGCGATGGCAGGGAAATTAAATGTGTAGACTTCATTATCGTCAGTGATTAGCACTGATCTTGCAGAGAAAGTTTCATTAGTTCCAGTGACCGGAGTGACTAGCTCAGGTATTCTAGGAACGCTTTGACCTAGAGAAAGATTTTGAACCGCAGCGTTTCGCTTTGATTCTATAGGATTGCCCTGCGAAACTTGTAGGCCGCCCCCTTTTTGGAAGGCAAAAGATGATGATGGTGTTCCTTCTATTGACATGTATTTCTCCTAATTAGCTAGCTAAAGCGTCTCCAACTGTCAAAGTAGCGACGGCTATCTTTGGAGTCATCTTGGTGTAGTAAGTAAGACCTTGATTGTCAGCGTATGAAAGATTTCCTGGAGAGTTGTCAGCATCAAGAGTTGTAGAAGTGACAGCGAATTTTGGTTGACCAGATAGGGTCTTTTCGACCTTGATATCAGTTCCATCTATCACCAGCACTCTTCCGTATTGGTCGAGAACCTTTGGGTTGCCGCTTCCAGTTCTGTTGTAATCCTTTACATTAGTGATTACCTTGAAATCTCTCTTTCCTCCAATAACAGAGGTATGAGTTAGTCCGCTTAGTGTAACGTCTATTTTAGATATTACGCTGTCAGTTGTTACTAACGAACTTTTGTCTGGTGTGTTTAGCTGTCCAAGGGTCACAGAGTTAAAAGTGATGCTGTTTTTATCACTGCTTGAAGTGACTCTGCTTATGATAGCCGGTTTATTATTTGCTGTGCCTGTAGTTGCCATAATTAGTCTCTTTTATAAATACACAATTATCTATAGAGCCTAAATAGCCAAATTTATGTGCTGCTTTGGCACACCGCAATAAGCAAAGCCGCTGCTCAATATTTCTATAATGCCCTCTTTTTTTGCCGGAAGAGCGCCGAAGTATGAGTATTTACAAGAACCGTTTGAGTTTAGGTGGCTTCCAAATTCTAGTATTTCTTTTAGCTTATCAGGTTTTTTACAATAAGTGCTTAAAACCAAACTGTGGTTTTCATAAGGCTCCAAAACCGAACAAATCTTGTCAAGACACTCGTTGTTTTTTATCCAAGAAGCATCGATAGTAAAGTTTATTGGCAGATTTGTACTTGAACTTGCCGACTTAATAAAATTTCTTATTTTTGTTAAATTGCAGCTTGAGGCGTCAAATCTATTGAACGATATGTATATTTCTTTGAATAGGCAGCAATTTGAAGCCTCATTGATCGACGTTATAGTTGATGAGTTTGAGGCTCCTTGATATGGAAAATTTATAGCCACAGCTACGTTTTTATGCATAGCTATGTCTTCCTTCATTAAGTCAACACACGCCATATCTATTACTGTGCATTTAAGCGATTGCTCTGAAGAAAAAGCCATCGCCATTCTGACCTCCCTCTCAGTAGTAACTGAAGAAAAGGCGGTGCATATCATTCTGTCTCTAATGTCAACGCTCAATTAGCACCTTCCAAGATTCAGGGAAGATTGTTGAGGCAATAGAACTAATAGCCTGAGCATACTGCTGTATTTCCCATTGAGCATGTGGATTTGTCCTCTGCTTAACGAATCTTGCGTATGCTGAAAGACTTCCGGTCCAATGCCACTCCGTATAAACGCCTTGTGGCAGTATTGATCGTGCTTGCTCAGGAGCTACACCTTCTTCCATTAGAAAGAGATACATGTCTACAGCGTCATCGCACAAGTCTTGATAAGACTCCGTTATGTGTTCCATGTATCTCATAGGGCCGGAACTGCCCTGCTTGGCTCCGTTTGTAGGAGCGCCTCTCCAAAACGGGGTATAGAACTCAGGCTTTTCCTTTACGTACCTTCTTGAAATCTCATTTTCTACAAAGCCAACCTTATGTTTGAAGCATTGAGTTCGAACAAAGATGGGGGCTTTTATATGAAGAGAAAGCTGTGGATGAGCAAATGGAGTCCAATGCTCATGCTCGGCTAGATACTTTATTAGCTTTGAGTCTTTTTCCTTGAGTCTTTGATTTGTACGACCTTCAATAATAGCTCTGTTTTCAAAATCAACAGTTTCTTCTATGTCGAAGTCGTACTCGGACTCCTTGTTGAACGACACCCTGGCCGCATTAACGACCATTAGATCGTCGCCCATATGGTTAAGGTAGCGCACGAAACCTGCGTCAAGAACGTCAATTTTTTTCTTTTCGGAATCCATTTATAAACTCTCTGTACTTCTTGTTAACTGCAGATTTAACAACAGCCTCATCGAACTGGTCTGCAATTATTATTGAGCACTTATAGGCTGATTTGACTATGAACATCTCGACGCCTTCGATACTAGCTATAAGCGTTGAAAGAGGCGCCGATATTGGATAGTTCATTACGACAAAATACTCATTGGTTTTTCTAAAATAGCACTGCTTGGCAAATATTGGAAAAAGCTCTCCATTTATTTCTATTGTCTTAGCACCAATGGAATCATCTTCTCCATTGACTATTTCTCTTGGAGAATCTATGTTAAAGCATTGGCTATTTTCCCCCATAGGCTCATGGCATATGGGGCATATACGCCTTTCCCATCTTATTTCAGGTTCTTTTGTCCAGTCTACAGATTTCATTTGGAGCCTCTCATAGAGGTATACATTACAGGCACTATCGGAGACTCTGGATCAAGAGCCATTGAGTTCTGAAGAATCTCACGGAAGCTCTTTATCACTTCGGCCATCGCGTACACTGTCTTGTTGTAAAACTCTTCTCCATACTTAGATTTAATCTGTTCTGAAAGACTAGAGGTTGCAGCTGAATCAAATTGACACGCCATGGAAGCTTTTATTATCGCTTCTAGCGAGGGCTGCTCGTCCGGCAAATCGACTAAAATGTCAGTTTCTTCGTTGTTTATAGTGAAGATAAGGCGAATCAAGCTGTTTGCTCCATTGATTTTTGCTTGCCAAAAACCTTGAAGTGCGCCAATGAAGCGTCGTCTTCTGAGTCTCTTACCCAATGAACGCTAGGAGTTCCTCTGTAAGTTTGCCCTTCGTTCAAAGGGTGGTCAGAACTGGCTATCTGAATCACGTCGCTCATGGGAGACACGACTTGCACATAGTAGTAGTTTTGGTTCGGATTGATCTGCTCTAGAATTTTTATGAACATGTGAATACCTGGTTTATCTTATCTGCTGAAAACTTGTATGGCTTGCTTAGCTTCTCTGACCAATAGGATGGCAATGGAATATCTACTTTGATAGGCCGATCCATTTGAGATGGGCAGTAAAGTATGCCTTCAGAAACCTTCAGCTTGAAGGTGTTTGGCATGATGTTGTAGTATTTTTGCTTGATGATTTTTTGAGTTATACTTCCCTGCTTGACCAAATTGAAGTCTAGATTTTTGATCAACCAAGTATCGACATACGACTCCATCCCTCGGTTGATCCACCTTGTGTCACTGGTGGAAAACATCAGAGTTATGTCTCGCTGACGAGCCAAAGAACACATCATCATTAGCGCGTCATTGCTCTTCTTCTCCCCCTTAGGAAAGACAAGCTGAGGTTCATCAATCCAAACCGCGCTATCCGAAACATCTTCGAAGTTCAAGCTTCCGATGTTTTCAATGCCGGTTCCTTCAAGGGCTTCGGGAAAAGGATGATCTACTATGTATTTCTTCCTATCCTTCATTGAGTCTAGAATATTAAAACAGGAAGCGGTTTTACCGCTTCCTGTGTGTCCTACCACAGCAACGACTTTGCAAGTATTCCAATTGAACATTGTTTCAACCGACAGTCTTAGTTGTCCAAATGATTCCGCCGTAACGTCCCTTTTTGAATGTGATTTGGTCGCCATACTTGTCGATTATAGCCTGTCGCAGCTGAACAGGATAAACGTTGTATGACTCGGCCAAAGACACAAGCTTTGCTGAACCGTTAGCCATCATCTTCTCAAACTCAACCCAATCCAAGTTAATCTTAGTAATGTCGTTCTTCTTAGAAGCAGTCTTCATGTTTGTTCCTTTTTTATCAGTGTTTTCAATATGCTCAATGTCCATTAGGCACTCCTTGCAAAGTGGGTATACGAACTTACTATTATATACGGGAGACCGGTCTATTTTGTTCCAACATTTTGCACATAAGCAAGATTTGATGTTTCCATCCTCGTCGTATTTGACAAGGCATTTCGTAGCCCCGGCAACGGTATAGGGGCAGTATTCTGCTATCGAGTCTAGATCGGTAGAGTTGGCCGCTTTTCTTTCCTCAAGAGCAGCCATGGCTTCCTCATAACTGTTACGGCTCAAAGCCAATATGCCACGTCGGTTCATTCGTAATTCTCCGGTCTGTAAGGCTTATCTCTGTGTTTTCATTGATGACTTCCCAAGGTATGATTATCCACCTGTTGAAGTCCACATTTATTGCGACAGCGTCGAAGTCGCCATCCTTGTATTTTGCTCTTCCAGTTCCCTTGGCTGTGCTTCTTCTCAAGTCGCACCTATTGGTCTTTTTCTTCTTGTCGAAGAACACGGTCTTGACCTGTATCTTTTCAAAGCCGCTGCCTCGGTCTATTATGTAGTCGTATTGCATGAAGTCTGCTATAGGCTTGCAACAATGCCATCCCTTTTTTAGGCATAGCAGCTCAAATAGAACTTCGGCAGCCTTTCCTTTACTTTGACTTTTGTGCATGACTAGCGTTAGCCTTGAGTATGTGAAGACTCAGAATGTGAAGACTCTTGTAGTATTCTGAAGACATGACAAGGTCGCCTTCCGTGTAAGCCTCCCACATTACCTGCGTGATTATGTACGGGTCGTGAATCGCATTGCAGAAGAGGTAAGAAAAAGCCGTGATCAAGGCCGCGCTTGTTTCCAACTGCTCCTCTGAGATCGGAAAACCGACAGCCTGGGTTTCCATTATAGTGTAGATTACAGAAAAAGACGACATGATATCGTCCTTGTTTGCCTCAAAAACAGGATGCTTGTGAAGCTTTGTCATCCTCTTGTTGAAGACAGGGAAGTTTTCCACCATCTGCAAGAAGAAGAACGAAGACATGATCGATGTGCTCATAACAGTCTGATGTCCTTTTTAAAAGCCTTTGATTTGCTCAAGCCTTTTTCGGTTAGGGTTATCTCATGTAGCCCGTTTTCTAAAGTTCTTACATTAATCAAGCCATCCACTTTAAGCTCATGTATATGGTTCTCTACAAGAATTTCTGCCGCTAAGTTTTGATCTTCTTCGTCTAAGTGAAGATCTGGATTGTTTGTCATGTGCAAGTCTATGTGACTTACTATTGGGGGTATTGTCTTTGCCTTGAAGAAGACAACAGTGTAGTAAGCGGCTATCTGATTTAGCTTTGGGCTAGTGCCATTTTCCCCGAATTCTAGCTGAGTATAAATGGAACTAAAAGCAGACATTATCTGCTTGTAGTTTTCATTCAAGAGTTGTCTGGCTAAAATTCTAGGCCCCATTTGCTTTTAATACACTTCATTTTCGCTTCTCTTATGATGGCATAGACTTTTTGAGGATTAAGCTTCATACTTTTAGCTATTTCATCGACATGAATTGAGTCAACAAACCTCATTTGCATGATCGATCTTTCCTCTTCCGTAAGAAGCGCCAGGAGCTTTGACAAAAGCTCTTTGTTCTCATAACCAGCCTGAATCTCAAAGAACGGCTTGTTTTTATCATTTACTATCTTGTTTCTTACTTTTGAGATCCTGTTGATTGACTGAAGCATGGACTTAACCACGCCTCTGCCCCTGTTGTATGCGTAAGTCGTAAAATCCGCAAGACTGGGATCATAATTGAACCTGTTGTTCCAAAGATCTATATAAACCTCGTTCAGAGCATCCTCTCTGCAGTCTTTTGGAAGCTTGCCCAAGATAGGTCCGTTTTTAGTGAACCTTTTCTTTATGTGGTCAGATATGAAGCTTTTGGCTTCTTCCTCTGACATGGATTTGAAGTTTGGCTTTGCCATAACGCTCCCGGGAGGACTCGAACCTCCGACCAACGGATTAGAAATCCGTTGCTCTATCCAACTGAGCTACGAGAGCCTGTTTTTACATACCTACGACGACGCAATCCGGAATGTGATCTTTCCAGTGCTTTTTAATTTTTGCATAGTCGTTTTTAGAACACTGATAGCCTACGCTAACGTTATTGTATCCACAGCTTAGCGTCTGATGCTGAACTGGTTCTGTCGCGGTTGCATTTGCTATTAGCTGAATAGTCTCCGCAGAAGATGTTTTGATTTCAATATTGATGAACATGTGATTCTCTGTACTTTAGCAAGGCTTTGTCTTTTTGCTTTGCTTCGATCATTACATCGTAATATACGCTCCCGCACAGCTCAGGTATGCAATTTTCCACAAAATCCGAGTGAGCTTGTGGTCTTTTTTTCTTCGCCGACTCAGAGTAATGCACTTTCGGAATGCCGGTTTTCCATGTCGAGAAAGCAATTTTGGCAGCGTCAGCAAGCGACTCATCACTTCTAAATTTATGGTGATGAATGTCCAAGACAAGCTTGACGCCGCATCTTTTATGAATTTTTTCGTGAAGGTCAGTGATAGACCACATTGATTCCTTGTCGTCATTCTCTATTGTTACTTGATCTTGTATTTCTTGTGGTAGTCTTGAGAAGTTTTCGCAAAACCTGTCAGCAGCGCCTTCCTTGCTATCATACACCCCGCCGACATGGAAGTTGATGCAGAAATCCTTGGAATCTAGCATTTTTCCAATGACATGGTGCATCTCAATAGTTTTAATAGCTTTGTCCGCTATATCTTGCAGAGGAGACGCCAAGCATGTATATGGACCTGGGTGGCATGAAAGGCGAACGCCGTTTTCCTTAGCGATTTTGCCGGCCTCTGAAAAATTTGCGCTTACAGCAGAAGCACTTGAAAGGTCTTGTATTGAGTAGGCTAGATCGCAATGGTCATAGAATGGAAAAATGTTGCTGCTGACCCGAAAGAACTTGATCTGATTATCAGCGTTCCAGCGCATGATCTTCACTAGATCCTCAGAGTTCTTAAGGATCAACTCGCTAACATTCCCAATGCTAAAATTAGCAAGACGACAAGTGCGGTCTGTAAGAATTTTTTGGCTGTTTTTCTTACCATCATTGATTGAAAGATTTTGACAGGCATATCCTAGATTTCGTATTGGCATTTTAGTTACTCTAACGTAGATTTAAATACTACAAACGACAACGCACTCTGAATTCTTTTCATCTACCAGCGTCTTGTATCTTAGATCAAGTTTAGATATAAGATCAATAAGCTCTTCTGATGAATACGAAACTGTCCTTGGGTTAGTTCTATTCAGTATAACAGAAAAAACCAAATACTTGCTGCATATGTTTTTGCTCTTAAGCAGAAGCTCTAAAAGTTCTTTTTTCCCATCTCTTTCAGAGCGTAATCCGCAAGTGCCAAATAGACAAACAACGTCATATTTGTTTTTGGGAATTGATGCGTAGCTAGTACAGTCGCACAGATCAAGCGCTTCTTTGCGAATGTCAACTGCTTCGTAAACACATTCTTTGCCTTGTGCTTGAAGCCAATTCCTCAGAAGACATGGACCCGATCCAACATCAAGTAAAGATGAAAACTTTAGAGACTTCAATACCTCGAATCTTCTTTGGTCATCGAAGTCGTAACCTGAATCGCTTCCTGATTTATACATTATGTGATTTCAAGTACGGACACAATGCATTCAAGATCGTTAGCGATAGATGCTGTTGCTGTGATCGTGTCTCCAGACGCACATACTAGAGGCGCATCCAAAATCTGCAATGATGTACCATACGGTATGTCAGTATTAGAAATAATACTATAAGAAACGCTAGACTTTACTAGAAAAACGCTGACGTTGACTGGAGCCGCAGCATCAACATTGCTCAAATTTATACTGTTCACAATTCCAACACCGGCAACTCCAGAATAAATTGGAGTATTGTTAGTGGACGTTAGTTTTGTAGCCTGACTTTTATATGTTTCAGCCATTGTTATTTCCTTGATCTACAATCTCTAAATCCCAAAAGCCATAAGCCTCTTCTATGCTTTGGAAGTAATACCACCCATCTATTGGGTAGCTGTAATCATCCTTCGTATCTACGTTTAGAACATAATCTTTGTTATATACAAAGTGTTCTCCATATAGAATTTTCCCATTTTCATTTTTGTAAAAACCAGAGGTGTTCATTTTTTATCCTGTTACAGTCCAACCTTTTGCCGTAGCTACGTTAGCATAGGGAGGCAAAGCTGCTATTGTTGTTGAAGTGACAGTTTGTGAAGCCGACACAGCATAGGTTCCAGTGCCTCCAACTATTCTAAATGTATATGTGCCACTAGAAGTGGCGGTAAGATTTTTACTGAGCGTAATATTTAGTCCATCAATTTTAGTTACAAAAGTGCCAGGGTCTATTCCGGTGCCAGAAACTATCATTGTCTCCTTCAAGCCTACAGCTACCGCATCAACTGTCAATATATTTTGTGCGCTTGCACTGCCAGTTGATGTATTTTGTACCTGAGAGCCTGTGTTTGTGGCTGTTAATTGTCCTGTTATTGTAGTTCCAGCGGTAACGCCTGTTCCAGATATTGGTTGATAATCTGCTAGTCTACCAGATGACACACCAGTCACAGTCATGGTAGTGCCACCTATAGACGCAGTTACTGAAGCTCTAGGCGCTCCAATATTGTTTGTTACCGTTATGGTCTTTCCTACAACAGTAGGAAGGTTTGTATATATAGTGTTCAGCTGCGCCTCTGTAATAATACCAGGATTTGACAAAGTAATGCTTTCAGTTATCCCTGTTGCGGAAATGCTCATCAAGCTATCGTTTGCACCGAACATGCTAGATAATGCACTTGTACCGCCAGTTTTGAATTGAAACGCAGGAATACTTGTTATGGATCTGCAATTGTTAAACATACTGCTATAGGCAGTTACCGTAACATTTGCTCCGCTAAGTATGATTTTTGAAACATCTTTTAGCCTAACAGCATTCATGAATGCTTGATTAAAACTAGTCACTTTTCTTAAGTCCATTCTTGGAATTTGGTCTATTCTATTTGGAAAATCACTGGTAGTATCTCTTATAAATGTAGTCATTGTTATAGCTGAAGAAAAATCTAAAGCTGGGAGGTATTTAAGATTAGGACATCCAGCTATGAATTGAGCAAAATCATTAACTAAACTAGTGTTATACCATGGAATTTCTATCAAAGATGCACATCTATTAAACATAGAATTCATTGATGTAGCACTTTCAGTATTCATTACTGGAGCTTTAATTAACGAATAGCATTCTTTGAACATGCCAGCAAATGAGGTGACCCTTTTGGTGTCATCACCAAAGTCTGGAACGCCTTTGAGCGCTAGGCATCTTTCAAACATATTTAATAGCGTCGTAGCGCATTTTAAATCAAATTTAGGAACTTCTTCTAGAAGAATACAATTCCTAAACATGCTAGTGAAGTCAGTGCCTTTAGAGGTATTTAGGAATGGGACTGTTTTGATTGGACAAGTCATCCCGAAATAACTAGTCGATTGGGAGGCAAACATTCCACTGAAATTTGTAACATTTCCCGTGTCTAATGCAGGAACTACCTCTAAAGACGAGCAATCAGAAAACATGAAGCTCATATTTGATACTTTTGATGTATTCATATTTGGAACATATGTCAAAGAGGAGCAACCATAGAACATGAAAGATGTGTCGGTTACGTTACTAGTGTCTAGACTTGGCGCAGAAGGCAAAGCCCTACATTCTCTGAACATAGAGTTCATTGATGTCACATTTGTCGTAGTCATGCTTGGAACGTCTATTAGAGCGCCACATTCCCTGAACATGCTGTCCATATTAGTTATGGCGCTAGAAGTAGAAAAGGCAGCTATTCTTTTTAAGTTAGTTAAATTGTGAAATAGAGCGGAGCAGCTAGTGAGACTATGAGAACCGACGTATTCAAAAAGCTCAAGATTATGTAGTCTCACATCTATAGTAAAAGTGCTCCCGTTATTTCCCAATCTCAATGTTGAGACATTACTTCCAGCAATTTTAACGTCTAGCCAGTTAATGCCTGGAGTAATACTAGTAGACAACGGATCGTAATATGGATGTTTTTGGTTTAAGTTGATTGAAGTGAGATTTTGACCCGCCTGCGGCGTTATTGTTATTATTACTGTTTTATAACCAAAAAAAGCATCTTGTGTTGTCAGCGCGGAATAAGTAGACCCGGTATACTGCTTACTAGCTCTATTACCAGCAAAATGATTAGTAGTTGTTCCATCTCCCCAATTAACGGTGTAGTTTCCGCTGCATGTTACTGAAACGTAATTACCGTTATGGTTGTAAACTGCAAAAGCCCCAACTAATTTTTGTTCACCAGAATTAACTGTTGGTAATGGAGTCCATCCGCCAATCAAAATCTCTGGAGCTTCTGTGAATCTAACATCACCTTCAGTAACGGCAATACTAGTTACCTGTCCCCCAGAAATGCTAGCTGTAGCTTTTGTTTTTGCGTTCAAACTCATGCCATCAATAAAAACAGTAGGAGAGGATGTATATCCACTTCCACCATTTGTTACAGTTATTGTTCCTAGTTTGGCCGCAATAATTGCTCTAGCTGAAACAGAAGAGCCTCCACCTCCAGTTATGCTGACTGATGGAGCTGATGTGTAACCTGTGCCGCTAGTTAATTCAACAACCGCCGCCGCTGATCTAGTCGATCCGCCGCCGGAAAAAGAAACCGTTGGTATTAAAGTTTTTAAGTATTTAGCGCCAGAATATGTGACAGTCACACTAGTCACCGAGCCGTTAGACACCGTGGCTGTAGCTGTAGCGGTTGCTGTTCCAGATATTGTAACAGACGAAACCGTTTGAGAATTGTTTACGGTATATGTTCCTATACCGCCAACTCCAGTTCCGTAACTAGTTATCTCAGTTCCAGCACTGATTCCAGTTCCAGTAATCCTTTGACCAGGGAATAAGACTCCAGAGCTAACAGCTGTCACTGTCAAAGTTGTTCCGCTAATAGATCCTGTGACCGTAGCTGTACCGCCAGTGGGGGCTGATACAGTTACTGTTGGAGCTGAAGTATATCCCAATCCTCCATTTGAAACAGTTATAGACGAAACAGTATGCCAAGGCTGTATACTTACTATGGTACCTGCGGATCTACTAGGAGTACCATAAACAGTGCTACCTCCTGACCCAGATATGGTAACTATTGGATCGCTACTGTAGCCAGATCCAACCGCATCAACTAATACATTTTGTAAAACGCCAGCAGTCAAAGAAGCTGTAGCTGTTGCTCCATAACCATTTCCATTGCTTGGTCTTGTCCACTGGTTGCTTGCGTCTTTTTTAGGCAAAATTTCTCTAGTTTTAACCAAGTCATATGTCGTCTTTTTACCTGATGACACAGCGCCAGTACTTCTATTTCCTAGCCTATCAAATCCAATATAACCGTTGTTATGTCTATTTTTTCTCATCTAAAAAACCAGCCTTTGGCGGTAGTTTCTGTAGTAGTAGAAGTCGTGTCGTATCTATTCACTACCATTTCAGTATCCCAAAAGATATTAAACACATAAACAGTCGATTTTGTGGAAGGAACAGAACCACCGCCGTTCGCATTGGTGGCAAATGTCATCGACAATGTTAGGCCGCCAAGGATCAAGAGAAATTCAATCCTCCAACCATGCCATACCAAGTAGTTCCACCGTTATATGTAACGTATGAAACAATGTCGGTCCTCCCCACGGTGCTGGAGGCTGTCGGAGGCGTTCCACCTGCCCAGACCGCACTTCCAGAAGTGAATGAGTCAAAAGTGACTCCATACAGCGCATTTCCACATGTGAGCACAATCGTGAATCCCACTGCCGTATTTGCCTTGGATGGGATGTTCGTAACGCTGAGTGTAGTTACCGTTCCAGTCGTTGTGTACACAAATACATTTCCTGTGCTCAGATCGAAAGAAAGATCTTGAGTCATTCCTCCAGTGTATGTAACGGTTCCTTTGGTTTCAAAGTAGCTTCTTAGATCGACTTCTCTAAGAGCGCAAGAGTTTAGATCTATTACAGTTGTTCCGTCTGTCTTGCCAAGGTTTATCGTTGCAGATGAAGCACCGCCTATATTGAACGTGGTAGCTGCTCCACCAAGGTTTATGGTTGTAGCAGTCGTGTTCAACAGATTAACAGTGCTATTGGTTGTTCCTATGGCTCCACCAACTGTAACGGATCCATCAAAAGTGAAAACCCCTGTGCCATCGTTATACGATAAGGCAGAAGCTCCCAAAAATGTATTTGTTGTAGTGTCGTAGTAAGGTATTCTGCCATCTGTAGTAGATCCGGTTCCTAAGATAGCAAGAGTTCCATTTCCGTCAGGAAGCGTTATGGTTCTGTCAGCGGTTAGAGAAGAAACGGTTAGAGTGAGTTCGTTAGCGTCTGCTGCGCCTTCGAAAATTATATTACCAGGCGTTTCGATAGATGATGCATCTGTTTTAGAACCTAAATACAGATCTCCACCAACTATCTGGACTTGACCTGCCGCGTTATCTGAGTTAGTAACTGTAAGAGTGGCTCTAGAACCGCCTAGACTAGAGCTGCTGTTTGGAGAAACTAAAAAATTTCCATAAGGAGAGATTGTAATGGAGTTGCTAGAGCCGCTGTTTGTTGAAACAGTGCTTGTAGTATTTCCTAGAGTAAGAGCCGGATTCCTTATTGCCGCAGTTCCTGTGGTTCCTCCAACAGTCAATGTTGTGGCCGCACCACCTACATTCAAAGTGGTGGCTACAGTATTGAAAAGATTTTGAGTTGTGGTGTTTCCAACTAAGGTTCCTCCGCGCAAAGTAGTTGTCGCAGAAGTCGCATCACCCAAAGTTAAACTGGTAGCCGATAAACCAAGGTTTACGGTTGTAGCAGTGGATGGGAATATGGATATACTGCTCTGATTTGTTTTTATTCCACCGCCGTTTAGATTCAAATCACCCAACATGGTAACGGCGTCCGTTGTCTTGTTGTAAGTAAGACCAATGTCGCCACCATAGTTTCCAGAGTCGTTGAATTGAATGTAAGTGTCTGAACCGCCAGGAGATGATCCTATTAAGTTACCAGACCCGCCCGAGTTGCCAATGTAAATTCTTTTGTTAGTAGTATCTACAACAAGCTCGTTTTCGACAATGCCAGTGGTAGGCGGTGCCGTTCCTCTTCTTGGTTT